GTGCGATTACGCAATTCTGTCCGCTAGTCTTGACATGATAATCTTGATAGTTAAAAGAGAGTATAAATTTCTTGTAACTTTCACGAATCTTGCCCGTTCCCATGAAGACCCACCTGCTAAACGGATTACATTGTCAAACTCACCAGCTTCTTTGAACATACCCCCAATTCCACCGGGATGAGTGGAACCGAGGCCATACTTCAAGTCGCAGTCGCATAGGTACAGAACCAGCAACTTATGGATAGGATTGTTTTGTAAACCAATTAATTGCATGATAACTCTAACTGAATCATGTACGCCCTTCCAACCTTCTTTTCTTCTTCTTTCAAAACTAATAATAGAATTAATAGTTCGATAAGCAGATCTGATACCAACGTTTACCCCCCCGATGAAGTAGTCTGACATATATAAACGTTGACAGAAAGTAACATAATACTGGGACACAGAAACCTTTTCAGGATTAACGACGATAGCAAACTCACTCATAATTTGAGCTAAAATGCTACCATCTAATCCTGGAATGGCCCATATACCATCATCACCTTGAAAAGTAGGGGTGGGACATTTGTCTACGCCAAGTTTAATTCTAACATATTCATGTAGAACATATTGACATAAACTATCTACCATGTTAGTAAAAGCCATGCCGGAAGCAACAGCTTTGTTACGACCTCGAAACACACCTATAGGGGTTATTAAATCACTATGAACCATATAATCTCTAACCTGAGATACTAGCCATTTATCATCATTAGAAAACCATCCCTCAATTATATTGTAAACACCATAAAGTAAATCTTTAGATAAAGATTTATCATAGCCTGAAGCATCAAAGCCAATGATGTTGATGTTCGAGTCTTTACACTCCCGAAACAAATTACTAACATAACCGTCTGTACTTTCAATGCTGAGATTCTCAGTAAATTCTGGCAAATACTTGAGAGCATTAAGAAGGGGTATTTGTAATGTGGACTCTAAAAGTGTGACAGAATGTGGAGCTCCAAATGCAATTCTCTGTTTAGGGATATTGGTTCCGCTAGGCTGAGTTCTCATGAACATAGTACAGGGGTACCAAGTCAAAGCTTTATTCTCAAAATCTTTTGAGGCGATATCGAAATACGTTTCAGAAGCAAGTCTCCCTTCAAAAACGTCGTTACCTTTGCAAAATAAAGGAGAACCCCAATTCGTTGTCTTATCAGCATTGTTATAAGCATCAATCAATGAAACCGCCTTTAAGCTGTTTTCAGGTAAAATAGCTCGTACACAATCAAAAGCTGAATCCAATATGGGCCTTGAATAAGATAAAAGAGCTTGAGGAGAAAAGTATTCACAAGGACCTCTCTCGACAACTTCAGAAAATGGTAAACGTATAGAATACGGACCAATTTTCTTTCTATTATCCAATTCAAATTCCTTAAACGTAGAATTAGTATTAAATAATGGGTTTTTGTTTAAAAGGTGATCTACCAACGTAGTAGCCGCAACTCTCGGTATATAATCTCCTCCATCAGTAACAGACTTATCTATTAAGATATCGAAGAACGATCTAAAATCAACCTTATTACCCACAGCGAAATTACGTTGAATTCTCAATACTGTAGGTAAAGCATTAGGTTCTACAGCAAATTCAAATTCACGCAAATAATCATTAATATTAGAGAAGGAACAGCCAAATAGAGTGCGGACCTTAGAATTACGACTTATTCCGACAGGTGAATTGAATTCATCTCTTCTATCTACTGATTTATCACTCATAAAGCACACCTCGCGCCACTTTAACTATTTAATAATCACTTAAACCTAATTAAACTATTCTCTAAGTGACAAGAGAATAGGGTGTATATACAAAAAATCAATCTAACACCTAGACCTAAATAAAT